GAGCCCTGCACTCATATTTGATTTGCATAGATACTCCTTGAGAAGTTGGCCATAGGGTGCAAATCCTGTTGGCCTATCCACCATGAGCCATCACTACGCTGATGCGATGGTCTACGGGCTACGGCTACAGGTATCCAGCCACATATCCAGTATTTCGGCATTGATCCTGTAACCAGGATTGCCACATCTTCCTTGCGGTCAAGCTCTGAAAGGATGAGCGAGCCATTCTGCCACTTTGTCCATTTGACCTCGATGTTATTGCCGACATCAGCTTTCAGCTTGAAATTGTCAGCTGATAGGTCGATGGGCTTCCTAAAGTATTTGGCTACTGCTAACTCTGCTCCAAATGCTTCACTTTGTTGCATGACGAAGGCTGGGAAGTTAAGCCGCTCTCTGTCATTCTGATAATTCCGTTTGACAGTCACGCCTTCCCATTGAGGTATGTAGTCTATGGCTCTACGCAGCCCGGCCTTTGTGATTGCTACCTGCGTGGCGTTGTCTATCTGAATTGGAATCATTTGCACTCCTTGCAAAGCCAAATCATCGCTAGGCCATCAGCTTGTAAATAGTGACCGCCTTCTAACGGCTTCCATTTGTCGCACTTATCGCACCAGTCAATAGTCAGACCTTTCATTTGCTCGATGACTGAACCATCAATGAGATAACGGGTTGAGCGCCCGCTTGGGTGCTGAATAAATAACTCGCCCATGTCAGATACGCTGCTTCCACTTGCCATCGCTACCCAGTGCCATCCACTGCGGCGGGCATTGTTGGGCTTTGGTCTTTTCGGTGCAGAAGTATGCGCCCCAGGCTTTTCCGTTCTTTTCGCCTTCTTTCCAAATCATGTGGCCATGCTTACAGATAGGCGCTTCAGCTTGTAGTTCACCGCCCAGCCCATCCTTGATTTGGTCTACAGCTGCTTTGACTGTGGTGAACCCATCTTCCCAAATTGGTTTAGCCCAGGGATCATCTTCGACAAATGCTTTTGGCATCCTCTCGACCTGCTCCATATTTTCGCGGCTAGGCTTTTCCTCGCTACCCAGCACCACGCTGCAAGCTCTACCGATGGCGCTGCTTACTGTGTCCTCGACATACCACCTTTTCATCTGTGGATTGTAAGCGCCTATCATTCCGTGGGCGTAGTCGATTGCGGCTGGCTCTTTGTCCTCATAATGACGATAAATGCGGCACTCTATGAGGATGTAGCCTTTTTCAGGATTCCAGTCGATGATCGATGTGTGAATTTTGTTAGTTGGCCAGGTTGCGTGTAGTCGTTGAACCTTCTGATTTACAGTCTCATAATTGTCTAAGAATCCCATTTAGCGCACCACATTCCTCTGATGAATTTGCAGATTTGACCACATTGATTGGCATTGATTTCGGCGCAGATTGAGGCGATTTGCTATCGCTTCCCAAGTTTGCCCCTCATTGCGCATTTGCGCCAGGATAATCTTTTCAGTATGTGTCCATTTATGATCCTGGCGGTAGTTGCGTACACGCTTAATTTTGCCTCGATGGACTTCCACTGGCTTTGGCTTTTGGCCTTCTAAATACTTTTCGACCAGTAGCTTGAGAAGTAGCTCCTTTTCGTCACTCATTAGCGCACCTCACGAATCTTGCGTGCAGCTATCTTGCCGCGGATGAATCCTTCGCGCTTGCCTTCTTTAAGCCCTACTGTGTAGCCGATTGTGAAGCCCATCAGCGATGAGATAAGAATCCACATCGCCACTTCGCCTATTGAGTACATATTTGCTCCCGTTCAGGGAACTACTGTGCTTCGCTCCCTGCCATAACTGTGAAGCAAAGCTGTGACAAGGTCAAGATTCCTGCGTATCGTTGGGCGTGTCGGCTCGCTTTTCGGGCTTATCTTTCAACCCGTTTGAGGCCAGCACCGACCCTAATGCGCCTGTGAGGAATACTGTCAAGGTAGTCAGAAGCTCGATGAACGCACGATCGTTTGGCGCTTGTGCGCCGATTGGCTGTGTTACGAATATCAGCGCGTATAGCATCCCCATCACTGATAGGGCAAAGACCAAAGCCAGGCACACGCCGATGAATACGATTAAGCGGGCTTTAAGCTGCTCATTGCTTAGTCTGCCGCTGTTCCTGGGTGTCAATTTCATCTCCATATATGTCTTGAGTGCAGACTCCCGTACTAATACACTGCGGCGGATTACATTCAGGCTTTTGCCAGTTCTCGTATTCTTGGCAGGGATACCTAACCCATCCATCATATTGACCACACGCAGATAGCCCTATCGAAAGCGATAACCATAGGGCTACCTGGCGTAGCTTTCGGGTCACTTCCCCTTAACACCGAAACTTGAGTCATTTGGATTCAGCCAACGCAGAATCACTGGCAGTACGGCAGCAAGGCCTGCACTGGCAATTGCCTTTGGGTCGGTGACTCCAGCCATGTAGACGGCAACCCCAGCTGCTAGGAATGAGCGCGCCCATGAGGCCGCCATAGGTTTGATTTGGTTCATTTCTTCTTCTCCTTCTTCAGAATGGATTTCTTTGGTGCAGCCTCGATGACCACCGCAGGATATTCACCTTTGAATGGCACATACTTAGGCCGACCAAATCCCACAATCTCCTTGCCTATGGTGCGTTGCTTAATCATCACCATGCCGCCATTGCGTTGATCGCCAGTTCCTGATGTGTTGCCCTCGATGCAGGTGATGACCTTGCCATCGATTGCGGCCACGATGCCCACATGACTAATGCGGTCTAAACCATCATGCGGAAAGTCCATGAACGCCAAATCGCCCAGCTGTGGCACTTCATTCCAGCGGCCGATGTCCTTAAATTTGTGTGCGCCTGTCGCAGTGCTTACCACCGATGGCGCTTTGACTCCAGCTTGTGCCAGCACCCAGTTGCAAAATGAACCGCACCAGGGCAGGCCGTTGGCCTTTGTAAATTCCCCGTACTTGGTCAGGTTATCAGGCACTTCTACATAACCGATTTCACCTAAAGCAATTGAAATTGCATGGGGTGCTGTGCCGTTAGGAAATGACATCCCATGATCCATTCTCTTCATTCCATTCATAATGCAATTCATCATCAGGCTTTGCTACTGGCGGCAACCATTGCGAGCCATCGCGTGTCCATGATGGATAAGGCTGTGGCAAAATAAAAATATCTTCATCCTGATTGTATGAGTAACCAACTCCAGCGTAGACACCGCGTATGTTGCCATTGTATGAAGTGCGCACACATTGCTGGCCTCTAAATTCTCCATACCAAATTTCCGGGCTTTTGCCTTCGATAAGTTCAATCTCATCAATTCCTGTGATGACTTCAGTGACGATGTTATTTTCATCTAAAAATGCGTAATGTGCCATTATGTCCAACTCACATTTCCTGTGCCAGCAGTAATACGCTTGTATGAATAAGAGCCATCAGTACCAGTTGCATCTGCTGTAAGTCCTGCGCCTACTGTTATTGTCCCTGCGGCTGTTGGCCATCGAAGAACAACAACTCCTGAACCGCCATTTGCGCCGTTGCCACCGTTAGCGCCACCACCGCCACCACCGCCTAAATTAGCGGTTCCATTTGTGCCATTAGAAGATGAATTGTAAGTACCACCAGCACCACCGCCGCCTGCGCCACCAGCACCACCCGCCGTTGGAATAGTTGTGCCACCGCCACCGCCACCGCCACCAGCATAAGTAACGCTTGAACCAGTTAAAGAATATGCTTTACCATTTCCACCAGCACCACAAGTTGTGTTAGTTGCATCAGCACCGGCGGCATTAGCACCGCCACCGCCACCGCCTGTGTAAAGAGGCTGTGTGCCATCTCTTAAGCCTGAACCGCCATTATTTCCAAACCCCGTAAATGGAGAAGAACTAGTTTGCGTTGCAGTTCCACCGGCATTAGTTCCTGCACCACCTGTTCGATAACCAGCACCCGCACCAGCAGAACCACCATTTTTACCAGCTTCATTGGCTAGTGATCCTTCATTACCACCCGCACCGCCGCCGTTGGCTGTATAAGTTGAAAAAATAGAATTATTGCCATTGGTTGAAGCCGTTGGATAAGCTGCACCAGTTCCACCAGCACCAATTGTAACTGTATAATTTGTGCTCTTGGTTACATTAAGTAAAGTGCCATGCATTAAGCCACCCGCACCGCCACCGCCGCCGTTGGAAGCGCCACCAGCACCACCACCAGCAACAATTAAAGTTTCAACGGATAATCCTAAATTACCTGAAATTGCTGATGCAATAATTCCTGGAATTAATGGCATTAGCTTATATCGCCCACGACTGTAAATATGTTACTAGCTGTGCAAATAATTGTGCAGGCTGAATAACGAGCGCGCAAGGTTGGTGCTGATGCAGTTGCACCTGTCGATGTAATTGTGACTCCAGCGCCTTGTGCCAAACTAGTCAAGCCGACACCGATTGATTGAAGATTGATGATGTTACCCGCTGCAAATACTGATGGCGGGATTGTTACTGTCACGGCTGATGCATTTGATGTGGTGACTAATTTGCCCAGGTCTGCCGCTACCAGTGTGTAGGTAGTACCTGTCTGTGCATTAAATGAAAGTGTGGTGTCATCCTGTTCAGTCCAGGTAAAGTCTAAATCTGTGCCTGATGCCTTTGATAGCACCTGGCCAGTAGTGCCGCCCTTAAGATCAACGAATGATGTGTCAGGCCCACCTAAAGCGGTGCGAATGGCAGCTGCGCCATCTTTGACCAGGTCAGTATCCGAAGGAACTGTCCACCCAAAGTTTGTAGTAGTAGTTGGCATTTCTTCTCCTTATGCCACGATAATGGCTTCATTCCAGTCAAGTGTAGAACTTATTGTGTTCCATGTCTCTGCGACACTTACATCATCCCATTGCATTGATTGCAAGCTGAACGCGGTAGGTGACACATTTAATGTCAGGTCTAGGCGGTTATAGCCTGCCCTGAATGTCCAGCCTTCGACAAAGCCCTGGAAGCGACCATTCACCATATTCGCTGGCAGGTCTGTGATGTCTAGGGCTAATCCCATAAACACATTGAGAAGCGCATCGCGGTCGCTGTCATCCAGTTCAGAATTGCCCAGGGTGAAGGTAATGGACTCGAATACATCTTGAGGCCAAGCTCTAATCCCTAGATAGAAGTTTGCCTGCGCTGTGGCATCAGCTGAATTGTGCAAAGTGGTGGCGATGATGTCTGCCTGTGAGCCGTATTGATCGATTGATTCCTGGCTTAAAGCTGTGATGTCACCTGAACGCCATTGAATCGTAACCTTGTTACGCAAATCGCCCAGGCGGCGAATAGTGCGGATTCCACGCGATAGCGCATGGTTGCCGCTTACCGATGTGTAGCCGTTGGCTGCTAGGTATTGCGTGCGATGGGTTGCATCCGCATAGCCGATTCGGCCTTGAGCATCTTCATACAGGTAGCCCAGCCCTGATGTGGCCAGTGCAGACACCAGCGAATATATATCGGTGACATCTGATGATCGTGCCATCAGCTCATAATCGCCAGGTCTATCGATTTCGCCCAGCCCTGAATTCTCGGCATTTGCCCAGGTGGTAGTCGGGTCATAAGTTGCCCAGGTAAGTGCGGCAGGTACTTCAGCCCAGGTGTTAAATAGTGACTCACTTAAAATCGTGTAAATCTGATTGCCGTCAAAATCTTTTGATAGCACTCCATCAGTTAAAGTCTTAGGCAGTTTAGACAAAGCGCCTAGAGCTGTAACGCGGATAGTCTCATTGATGCCGCCTGTGCCAGTGCTGGCCACCTCGACACTTGAATCGGTGACAAAGCCACCAAAAATATCTACATAAGTGCCTGTCGAATCCTTGACTTTAATTGATAGCCCATCATTGACATCGATGGTCACTGGGGTCAGATTTAGATTGATGATTTCGATGCTGGCATATCCTGCACGCGGCTGGCTGTAAATATCTGTGCGCCCTGATACCACTGTCAAAGTGGATAGCGTTATGTTGGTGTAATCAACGCCATTGACTTGTAGTTGCCATTCGGGTGTCCATTGGGTCATAGCTTGTACGCCTGCGCTCCTAGACCACCGCGATAATATGAAGTGTTGATGACATCGACTACTGCGCGGGCTACGCCTTCAGGATCACCAGCTACGCCGATGTTCACATTGTTGGTCACATAGCTTGCAGGTGCGCCACCCAGGGTTGCAGTAGGTGTGAAGGTTTCAGGTCGGTATCCCGCAGGCGCTCCACCGATGGTCACTGTCGGCACAAGTGCCTGCGCCCTTGCAGCTGAAGCCGATGCCGCTGCTGCACCTGATGATGCACCGCTCACCGATGGCATGGCCATTGATGGCACTGAAGGAATAGAAGGCGCTGATACTGATGCGCTAGATACTGATGGGGTGTTGAGTGTTGGCTTATTTATAGTTGGAATGTTAGGCAAAAGCGGCACTGCGTTATAGGCGCGGATAAGCGCATTGATTCCATCGATAGCGCCGCCGATAAGGCCATTAATTACCTTGATGACTCCAGCGATGACATCAATGACACCGCCTGCAATTTTGCCAACTACCTGGAGCGCCCCGCCTAATACTGTGCCGATGACTGGCGCAAGGTACTGGGCGATGTAGCCGCCAAATTCCTTAAATGTGTCCAGGTTATCGCCGATGGCATTTTTTACATATCCAAATGCTTTAAGTAAGCCATTGATGATTGGCGTGAATACATTGACGATGATGTTGCCCAGGGTGGTGATTGCTCCACCGATGCCGCCTTTGTCTAGCCCAAAGCCACTGGACATTGCATTGATTGCGGGCAGTGCAATTTGGTTGATGAACTTCATCAGCTTTTCCAGGATAGGCAAAAGCGCAAAGCCGATAGTCTCTTTGGCTTCATCGAAAGCGATTTGCATCCGAGCGATACGGCCTGAATAGGTGTCAGCATTTGCCGCAGCTGCGCCGCCAAATAAATCTGTAAGTCTGCCCTGGACATCAGTAAATGACATGGTTTTGAGTTCGGCAGCTGATAGGCCGATGCCTAATCTGCCCAGTGCTGTGGTGTTGCCGTCATAGGCTTTGCCCAGGCTATTGGCTACCGCTTCAAGTGGTTTGCCTGTAGCTGTGGATACATCCATTGCGATCTTGAGCAAATCCTGCGCTTTTTTGACATCGCCTGTCGATAGCGCAAGGCGCTGCAAGGCTGGGCGCAGTTCATCATCTGCCACACCAGTGGCCAAAGATTGCTGCAAGATAAACTGTTCAGTGGCAGCGATTGCGCCCTCTGTAGCCCCTGTGGCGTTCTTTAGCGCCAGGGCAAGTTGTGTCTGTGCCTTCTCATCTTCGATGGCGGCTTTGACCCCATCCACGCCGATTTTGATGGCGTAAGCGCCAGCGGCTGCGGCAGCTGCAACTAGGGCAGCGCCGACTACCTTGCCAGCCTTTGATACCTTATCGCCAAAAGTCTCGACATCGGCTGTGGCGGCCTTGAGTGACTTATTGAGGTTATCTACATCGCCGAGGATGGATAGCTTGAGCGTTCTACTTCCTGCCATTAATCGAACCTCTTAACTATCTCGGAGAATCCTTCTTCCCACTT